CCAAGTTTCTTGGAAAAGTTCAGCATAGAGGGTGATACTCCTGTACGTGCTTGATAGGGTTGTTCGTGCTGTTGCATTATAGAGTCGAAATGTTTGGGATTGCATTTCTAATTGGGCGCACCCGCAAAGGTGCGTTTCTCGTTGCGTTCCTTAACGCAATGAAGGACATTTTGTCACTCCATGAGCTCTGGTATTTGCGTACCATGCGTGCCTTATCGGCGCGCGCGAGTTCATTCACAACCATAGAAGGAAGCGATTTAACGTGGCCTACGAGTTACGAATACAGACGGGTTTTACACCCGGCATTTTTCAAAACAGTGCAGGCTACGTCTATGACACAGCAAAATCTAGCTTTTATCATAGTCGCTATGGCTGGTGGGGCAAGAAGGACCGGAGCCAAATCCATCCGTATAACGCGAGCTTTGCCCGCGCATCGTTGGAAATGGACTTGGTCAGCGACGCCCAATGGCGGCGCGGCTCTGTGTTGCATCGTGGTGTTTTTGGATTGGCTCTCGAGTCAACGCCAGTAACATACAACGAATTGTATAACAGGGCCCTTGATCAACTGAACCAGAAGTCCCGGGGGGACCTGGATCTGTCGATTGATCTTGCAGAACTGAAGAGCACAAAGCGTATGCTGAGTGCTGTTGATCAGATAGAGACGTACACGAAGCTCGCCACGAGCCGTTCCCCTAAGGGGAAAGCTTTTGGCGGTCTTAAGTATCCGGCTCATCTCTGGTTAACTTACACCTACGGAATCCGACCCCTTTTGGGGACGATCTATGGTGCGGCCAGTGAAGCCCAGAACCTTGTTCGCAAGGAGATGGACCACTTGAAAACGCGTGCGAGCCAGACAACAAGTTCACCCCAGGTGATGCTGTACTTGTACAGCGGGGGTTACTCTACTCCTCTCATGACCTCTGGTACCTACAAGCGCTCCGTAACTATCGGGACGTCTGTATTTAACAGTGATTATGATATTAGTAGGTGGACCTCCCTTAATCCTGGCTCTATCGCGTGGGAGCTGATGCCCTACTCGTTTGTAGTCGATTGGTTTGTTGACGTAGGAGGTTACCTCCGAAATCTTGAAACCTCTCTTCTATATGCGAACAGGTTCAGTCGCGGTTACGTGACTGATCTTGAGGCGTTAGACTGTACTATCACGCACGTTGACAAGGGAGAGACGAATACCATTACCTTTACGGGTAGTGTAACATCTCGTTCGATCTCGCGCAGTGTGCTAAGTAGTTATCCAACACCAACGCTTCCCACCTTCAAAGCGTCGTTGGGCTCGTCTCGTCTACTGTCTGCGGCAAGCCTGCTTGCAGGCTTCCTCCCTAATAGGGGAAGATTGTAGTCGTATTTTCGTCACTTTCCTTGAAAGAAGTCAGATGCTGGCATCTAACATCGTCCTCGCGGACGCACAGGCGACCCCTGTAAATCATACCTTTGTTCCGGTTGGACTTGATCGCAAAAGCAACGTGTTCTGGTTTGTTGACCAGTCTCAGTCTAATGCGATCGGCTACTGGCGTATCTCGATCGAGATTAAGCAGCCTGCTACTCCGGTGGCTGGCGATTCGTCTCGGCAAGAACGCAACTACCGTTATCGGATCGGCCTCCATGAACCAGTTCTGGAGACTTTGTCCAATAACTCAAGTGGGATTACTCCCGCTCCTACGGTAGCCTATATTCCTCGTGCTTTCACGGAATATATCATGGCTGAACGTAGCTCGTCCCTCGACCGCAAGAACTTGCGGAAGATGAACGCTGGCCTGCAGACTGACGCGCAAATTGTCAGTCTTGTACAGGACCTCCTGTTAATCAATTGACTTAAGGAGTACTACGTTATGAAACACACTGTTGACAGTGTCGAATCTCAAGCGATTGAAATTCTGTTTCAGCTATGGCGTCCAGAGTTGGTGTCTGATTCGAAGGCTCGGGAAGCCTTTGAAAATAACTTCAGACCCGACTCATACGTCGACGTTGAGTCTTTGCGTCGTGACTACTTTCTGTATTCCTTTCTAAGAAAATGGAAGGGGATCAGAATCGAGGGTTTCGATCCTGAAAGGACCGCCTTCGAAACGTGGAAACAATGCGAACACCAATGTGGGTTCACAAATGGCTTTCTCACTCATCAGAAAGTGACCGGTCAATACTGGTTGCCGTTGAGCGTCATTTCCGCCGCTCAGCGTAAAGTAGCTGCTGTGTTAGGAAAGCCGAACTGGGAACTCCTGTCGACGCTATGCCGTTTCGGTAATGGTGCAACCGCGACTCTCCGTCGCGGCAAAACCCATGCCGATAAGTCCCTCAGACCTTCCATTACCGCCGATGCTATTCCCTACGCTTGCATTGTCCTCACGGATGATGCATGGCTTCAGGATAAAGTTGGCGGGCTACGCGACCTTAACGTGGTCCGTTCTAATAGAATGGAAATGGTTCCAAAAACTTCCAAGACGCATAGACCCATTGCATGCGAGCCTACCCTTAATGGATTCATCCAGCAAGGGATCGGTCGCTACATAAGGTCGCGTCTCAAGAAGTTTGGGGTGGATCTTGATGACCAGACGATCAATCAAGACCTCGCTAAACGTGCTTATGCCGAAGGTTTCGCAACCATCGATTTAAGCTCTGCTAGCGATACCCTCTCGCGCGCTCTTGTAGAACTTCTTCTGCCCCCGAACTGGTTTGAAATCTTGGACGACCTTCGTTCCAGGACCACAACCTATAAGGGCCAGACGTACTACCTCGAAAAGTTTTCGAGTATGGGAAACGCTTTTACCTTTGAGCTTGAAAGTTTAATCTTTTGGGCTCTAGTATCAGCGTCAACCGAGAGCGAGTGGTGCTCAGTATATGGCGACGACATAATCGTTAAGCAGTCAGACGCTGAAACCGTGATAAAGACCCTTAAGTGGGCCGGCTTCACGATCAACGTTGACAAATCCTTTATTAAAGGGTGCTTCTTTGAGTCATGCGGAAAACACTATCTGTATGGAGAGGAGGTAACCCCTCCTTTTCAGAAAGATGTTTGTGCACAACCAATTGACTACGTACGTCTTCATAATCGCATTGTGCGTGCTGGCATACGACTTGACCTCCCAGAGGTTGAGTTTGCAGCAGCGCGCATCCGCGACCTGTATCGAAGCTCCTTTGGAAAGAGGGCCCAAACCGGGCCAACCGTCGAATACGACGAGTTCTTCATCAACCCGGACTTCGTCTGGGGCGATCGAGATAGAGTGAATATCGTCTCATTGGTGACAATGAGCCGATTTCGCACTAACCTCCCTCTTTGGAGGGATGAAGTATATCTCGGATTAAGGCTGAGAACCGGTAGTAGTTTCGGAACAGACCCGCAAGGGCACTGTGCCGAACCGCTACGCGAGGTTTTGCGTGAGATACGCAAGACGCATTGGAGGAGTTCATGCGCTTCCTAAGCGCGTTAGCTCCCAGTCCC